CAGCAGGAACTAATTGCGAGGGCAGTTTCAGTTATCCAACAGTTAATCAAATGGTAATAACTTTTAACTCAGCCTTTACCGGCACCGCATACATAATCTAGGAGAAAACATGTCATCAAAGAAGTTCTTGGTCAATTTAGACCTTAACAAAAACGAATTACAAAATGCCGTAATTCAAAATCTAGGCACTGCTCCTAGTACACCATCAGATGGTCAGATTTACTACAACACATCTGACGATACTCTTTATTTTTACAACGGAACTTCATGGGTTAATTTCGTTCAAACAACTCAAGTTCAATATGGCACATTCTCAAACCGACCAGCAGCCAACACAGTTCCAGCAGGAACATTGTATTTTGCTACTGACACTAATTTACTTTATTTATCAGACGCAAGCACATGGGATCAAATCTCATCATTTGGCTCAGTATCAGCACAAACCTCTTATGGCGATACTTCTACTAATGGTACTTCAAATGATTATGCTCGTGCAGACCACACACACGGAACTCCTAGCCTAACTAGTACTGCACCACAAACTCTTGCCGCAGGCGGAAGTAACACAGTAGGAACTGCAACTACACCAGCAAGAGCAGACCATGTTCACGCTTTACCTAACTTTGGTGTTGTCACAGCGCAAACAACTTTCGGTGCTGCTTCCGCTAATGGAACTGGTACAGATTTTGCTCGCAATGACCATACTCATGGAACACCAACACATGATAATGCCGCACATAATTCAATCAATCTTTCTGCATTAACAGTTCCTCTTGCAGATGTTTCATTCAACAACTACAAGATTACAAATCTTGCTACACCAACCAATTCAACTGATGCCGCAACAAAAGGATATGTTGATTCAGTAGCAGAAGGTTTACACATTCATGCTTCTGTTGTTGCCGCAACAACTGCAAACTTAACAGCGACTTACGACAATGGAACTAGTGGTGTCGGTGCTACTTTAACTAATTCAGGTACACAAGCAGCACTTGTAATTGACGGAGTCACGCTTTCTGCGACTCAAAGAGTGCTTGTTAAAAATCAAACTACACAATACGAAAATGGTATTTATACAGTAACGAATACTGGTTCAGTATCAACTAACTGGGTATTAACTCGTGCTACTGATTTTGATACATCAGCCGAGATTCAAGGTGGCGATTTCACATTCGTTACTGGTGGTACAGCCTACGACAATACAGGTTGGGTACAAACTTCAACCAGCGTAACAGTTGGAACAACAGCAATCGTATGGCAACAATTTAGTGGTACTGGTACATATACTGCTAGCAATGGTGTTCAATTAGTTGGTTCTGATTTTTCAGGCGTAGTTGTCGCTAGTGGTGGTTTAGCAGTTGGCGCAAGTGGATTCTCTATTGATACTGCAATTGTTGTTCGTAAATATGCAGCAAATGTTGGCGATGGTTCTTCACAAGCAATTACTGTTACTCATAACTTAGGCACAAAAGATGTGATAGTATCTGTGTACGATAATTCTTCTCCGTACGCCGAAGTGATTTGCGATGTTGAACATACTTCAACAACAGCGATTACTCTTAACTTCTCCGTAGCACCAACTTCAAATCAATATCGTGTAGTAGTACACGCATAGGAGGCATAAGTGGGTCTATTAGATAGATTCGCCAAAGCGGTTGCGCAGCAGATAGAAAAAGCACCACGACTACCTGCAGGCGCAGTCACCATGACTGAACAAGAAATGGTTAATCGCTCTGGAATTATGAATCAACAATATGGTCAATCGGTTTCATTACCTAGAAACCCTGTTTGGCCAACAGTACCTTTCACTCCCGGCAATCCGTTAATTCCCGGAGCAATCAATCCTGTCCGTGAAGACGGAAGGGCTGACCCAAGAAGATATGAATATCAAGTTGCGCAAAATATCAATATTACGCCAACTAAACTTATTCCTTTTACAACACTTCGTTCAACTGCTGATCAAGTAGATATTATTCGCAGATGTATTGAAGTAGTTAAAAACAAAATAGTAGGAATGAACTGGGATATTGTTTTATCTGAAGATGCTTCAGAAAAGATTGCTGCTGAATCAGGTAAAGATCATGTTCGTGCTATGGCGCAAGCAAGAGTTAAATACACAGATGATATTGCCAGATTGCGTTCTTTTTGGGAGCAACCTGACAGAGGCAACGGATACACATGGTCAGACTGGTTGAATTTAGCATTAGAAGAAATACTTGTAATTGATGCTTGGGCTATTTGGCCACAAAAATCAGTAGGCGGAGATTTATTCGGATTTCAAATACTTGATGGCTCAACTATCAAGCCATTGATTGATGACAGAGGCATGCGCCCCATGCCACCAAATCCAGCATATCAACAAATTTTATTTGGCTTCCCTCGTTCCGAGTTTATGGCGCCAAACGAAATTGAAGATGCTGATGGCGAATTTACTTCAGATGAATTATCTTATTTAGTTAAGAATCGTCGCTCATGGACTATTTACGGATTTAGCCCAACCGAGCGAGCATTACCACTGGCTGATATTTATTTACGCAGACAACAATGGATTAGAGCAGAATATACAGATGGCGTATTGCCTGAACTGTTATTCACTACCGATGCTACTTTCGGCAATAATCCTGAATTATTAAGAGCGTATGAAAATATATTCAACGATGATTTAGCAGGACAAACAGCACAAAGAAAGCGTGCTCGTTTATTACCTGCCGGTATGACACCAATTCAATATGACGGATATGGTGAGAAATTCAAAGATGTATTAGATAACTATTTGATTACTTCTATCTGCGGACACTTCGGCGTACTACCAAGTGAAATTGGATTCAGCGGTAGCGGTAGTCTGGGTGCTTCTGGCTTACAGAAAGGCGAATCACTTTCAGCAGAGATTATTGGTATTCAACCATTGGCTGATTGGATTAGCAAACAATTAACTAATCTGTCTTATTTATATCTAGGCATGCCTCGTGAACTTGAATTTAAGATTTTATTTGAAAGCAAGATTGATACAGAGTCAGAAGCCCGACGAGTTGATATTGAATTAAAAAATGGCGGACGCACAGTAAATGAAGCCCGATCAACCATGGGATTACCTTTACTAGATACACCGCAAGCAGATATGCCTATGCTTTATTCAGGTAGCGGATTATTTTTCTTATCACCTGACGGAATCATTGATGCGCTATCAGCGAGTGGCGCTTCTGCATTAGGTGGAGATGATGCTACTCCTGTCACAGACCAAATAACTGTTGGAAACGAAGCAGAAACAGAAACCGGCAAACCAGTACCGAATATTGTTGAAACAATGTCAGAAGACAGCCCAAGCGCTACGCAAGAAGTTAAAAAATTCTTGAAGTGGATGCGTAAAGGTAATTTCAAACGACCATTCAATTTTGAAGTAGTTGAAACTGAATACGCTGAGGTTATTAACAAATATATCGCTATCGGTGATACTGAATCTGCCAAGTGGTATGCGGAGAGATACATAGGATTGTAATGAAGCCGAATAGAACGCGATTGAAAACTCAATTTGCGGCTCGGCATGCTCGTTCAGTAAAACAGGGCATCAAAGCAATGTTTAACCCTAAAGATATTGCAGATTTTTGGTTCGCTTCTCAACACCCAGTCGGTAATACAGAAATGAACGAGCCATACAAACTTCAACCAGTACTCGCAAGAGATTGGGCGAAAATCTTTATCAACCCAAAAAGCACAGAAAAGTTATACAATGCTTTGGGCAGAATCTATGCTGATGCGTATATCCTCGGTGAAGATGTAACCAATTATGAATTGGCTAGAGCCGTAGGAATTCAGAAAGCATTGCCTAGCCGAAAGAAACTTCAAAGAGCATTAACAATTAACTGGAATAAATGGAAACCCGGAAATCGTGCTGCTGCTGCTTTAGTTGACCCACCAGACGGACTTAAACGCCTATTACAGAGCCGAAGAATAGTTATTCAAGGACTTACTAACACCACCTTGAATCAGATTGGCACAGCGCTCGCTGAGGGTCTTAAACAGGGTTCTACACCCAAAGAAGTAGCCGACGATATTTCTTATATTCTAGGAAATGATGATAGAGCCGTAACGATTGCTCAAACTGAAATGAGCCGAGCAGTAGTGCAGGCTAGCAAAGACCTTTACGCCGAAAGCGGTGTAGAGAAAATTGAATACTTAGTTGCAGATCCCTGCGACGAGTGCCAAGAAAACTATGATGCTTCGCCGATTGATATAGGCGATCAATGGCCAAATGGCGACCCACCAGTTCACCCAAATTGTATGTGTGACATAGCGCCTTATGTCGTGGATACTGGACTATGGGAATATGTATATGGCGAAGACAACGAGTAAAGGAAAACTATGAGCGAAAATACAAATGTCTATGCAGACATTCTAAAATACGATGATAATGGCGACGGAACTCTTACCGTATATGGAAAAGCGACAGATGACGCATTAGACATTGATCAACAAATCTGCGACCCAGTATGGCTAGATAAGGCTATGCCTGATTGGTTCAGAACTGGCGGAAATATCCGTGAGCAACACAGCAACATTGCTGCTGGTGTGGCTAAGGAATATGAAGCAAAAGCAGACGGACATTACATCAGCGCTCTAGTTGTTGACCCAGTTTCAGTAAAGAAAGTTCAAAATCGCGTATTACGCGGATTCAGTATTGGTATCAAATCGCCTCGTGTGGTTCGTGACCAAAAAGCAGCAAATGGTCGTATCATAGATGGTCAGATTGTTGAAGTATCTCTAGTAGATAGACCAGCAAATCCTAATTGTCAATTAGTTTTGGCAAAATCAATTAATGGTGAGAAAACACTAACGAAAGTAGAGGAACTCTTGGAAACCAACATAGAGAAAGAAATAGCGGGAGAACCAATGGCTATGGGTGGAGAAACCAAGACCATTCCTTCCCGTGATGAAATGATTACTCGTTACTCATCTGCTCGCAAAGCATTAGATGACATAATGATGGAATGTAAATCATACGGATATGATGACATTGACAAACAATACGGAGAATCAGCAGAAGAAGAATCTGTTGAAGGTCCAGCAGGTAGCGGAGCCGAACACGAACTAGGTGAAGCAAAGAAAGAAATGGTTGATCAGAACGGAATTACAATGTCCGCTGACAAAACCGATAAATGTTTAGAGTGTGGTTGCAATATGCCGGGAGCAACACACGGATTATCAAGAGTTGAAATCGCTGGCGGAACACCTAACAATGAAGTAGGTAATGTTTCAACAGCCACTATGATTTCACCTGATCAAACACCTAAATCAGCTACTACAATCGTTCCACCTTCAACTATTGAAGAAGTAGGAACTATAATCGAAGAAGAAGATTCTGATGAGGAAAACTCAACAGATAAGTCCCTGCTCGCTGATGTCAAATTAAATGACATCATTGAGAAAGCCGTAAAGAGTGCTATGAGTTCGGTTGAAGCCGAAGTCGCATTGTTGAAATCTGCAAAAGAGGCAGTAGAGAACAAAGCAGCATCACTTGAAACAGAACTAGCAACGGCAAAATCTCTCGCAATAGGTGGCGGTCCAAAACGGACAACCATAGCGACAGGTGCTAACAAAACAAACGAGTGGAAAGCCAAAGCAGATTTATATTTAGCAAAGGCTTCCGCAACAACCGATCAGATTCTTGCTAAAGGATATCGCGACATGGCAAAGGATTTCTTAGCCAAAGCCGAACCTGAAGTAGAATCTAAATAACTCTTTACAGGAGAAAATAACTCAATGGAAAACTTAAAAGTTAAGGACTTGTTCAACGAGTCTAACCCAAAAGTTGCCGCAGAGCGTCATGAAGAATATCTAGGAGAATTAAGCAAATCGCTTTCTTCACCTCGTCAATTCGTGAATGGCGAATTAGGACAAGACCCAACTAAACAGTTAGAAACACTTGCCGCAAACAAGTCACTAACTCCAGATGCTCTTGCTTCCCTACAAACTGCGCTAACCGCACAAAGAGGCGCTGTTGGTGAAATCAATAAAGAAATCACCCTAACAAGCCCATTGTCATCTTCTTTCGCTGCTTTCGATTTGGAAGCACCAGCAAAGATGCTGACACCTCGCCCAACTCCACTACGCAACAAGATTCCTCGTAAAAAAGGAATTGGTACAAGTCGCCGTGTTAAGAGAATTACTGCTTACACAGGTACAGGTACAGGCGTTGGAAACCTATGGCCAGGAATCACTGAAACAACACAAAACAACTTCGCTCCGGGAGCATCAACTCCGCTTCAATTAGAGCGTGGTCCGCAGATTTCATATCTTGCTGACGATTTAGTGTTGCCATACAACTCTTACTCACTATCTGATCAGGTATCTTTTGATGCTAACTTCTCAGGTATGGGATATCAAGATCTTCGTCAACTATCTTCTACATCAACTCTTTACGCAACAATGTTGATGGAAGAAAGAATGTTCTTATATGCTCGTGGAACTGCATCACCTTATGTTGGCGCATTGTCAGCAGTAACAGGTATTGTTGCTTCTTCACCAGCAGCAGTAACAGGACAAACAGCACTTGCTTCAGGTGTTTATTACATTTACATCACAGCAAACGCAGGTATCTCAGGTTCAGGATTCGGTGAATCAATCGTTTCCTCAGTAGCCTCAGAAACAATCGCTACTGGAGATGTTCTATCTCTAACTTGGACAGCAGTATCAGGCGCAATTGGTTACAACATTTATGTTGGAACTGCAACTGGAACCGCTAACTGCAAGTATGTAGGTACAGCACAAGGAACTTCAGCAGTTATTCAAGGCGCTGCAGCAATCAACCTAGTTGGCGATAACTTCGCATTCTCAACTACTGGCGCTGCTGCTTCTCGTGCTAACGCTGATACTTCTGCTTACGCAACTGGATATGACG